ATCTTTAGGGGTATATATGATATCATGTATGAACATGTACAACCACAATCGATTCCTCAACTGGTGTTGATTCTTGCGGATTACCAGTACAAGAATGCTTTTGTGGCAGATCACGAACTAAACCTAGTTGCGTGTATGACTGAAATTATGGCTAACGTGGAGATAAAGTAATGGCTAATCATGTAAGAACAACTGTTGAAGTTGAAGGTGTAAACAAAGAAACTCTTGCACAAGTAAAAGAGTGGTTTGCTTTTATGAAGGGAACCAGAATCGGAAAAGATCTCTTTGGTGTAGAGATGGACGAAGGATCTAGTTGGGGAGACGAACGCTATAATGTTCACAATCTTTTTGCTGACGGTGTTGCAGAGTGGGATTGGTACACTAATAACGTAGGTGCAAAGTGGTGTCACTTCGAAGAAGTTAGTTTCTCTGACGACTCGTTTTATTTTGAGTTGCAATCAGCGTGGTCTTATCCAGAACCTTTGATCGAACGTATTAATCGTCAACTGACAAATCTTCAGGCCGAAGGTACGAAGATGTTTATCACCTATGAAGACGAAATGCCTAACTTTGTCGGCGCACAAGTCTGGGAAGATGATGTGATGGTTGATGGATTTGAGTGTGATGACGAAGAACTGACCGAAGAGATTCGTGAATCAAATCCAAGGTACGGTGAACTGTATGACAAGTACATGGAAGATGAGTTGACCGAAGAAGAGGAAGAAGAGTACAATGATCTTCGATGGGAAACTCAGGGTGACGTTATCTGGACTTTGAATTCGAATTTGTTTGAAGCTTGGCGATAATGAAACGGTTAGACAACAAGTTGCACTGGACGACAGAAGTATCTGAAAAACTTCTTTTAGCAACAATAGGGTTTATGACAGTAATTGCTTCTGTACATTATGTTTATGATATGTACTTGCAGATGTCTATATCCCTAGCGGATCTGTTCATGTTGTTTATCTACGCAGAAGTACTAGGCATGGTCGGTGCGTTTTACCAGACGACTCGCATACCTGTGACACTCCCTATCATTATTGCCATCACTGCATTGTGTAGACTTATTATCTTACATAGTAAAGAGATGGAGTCAATGCAATTACTCGCAGAATCAGGCGCTATTGCGATCCTTGCGGGATCTGCATACTTGATGTCTCTGAAGGACAAGATGAGTCTGGAGAAAATGAGACTGCGAGATGAATAAATGGGATTTCGCTCATATGAAGACGGCTGAGAATTATGCTCAGTTGTCTTCTGCGAAACGTGCACAAGTAGGATGTGTACTTGTCAAGGACAATCGTATACTTTCTATTGGGTACAACGGAATGCCTTCGGGTTGGGATAATCAGTGCGAGTACTATGATTCCACAAAAGATGATGTTGTGACCAAACCCGAAGTACTTCATGCCGAGACAAATGCACTTGCAAAGGTTGCGTGTAGTTCCGAATCTTCTGAAGGGTCAGTACTATATACTACGATGCTTCCCTGTTTAGATTGTGCCAAACTAATCTATCAATCAAAAATTAGTCGGGTTGTCTACCGAGACACATATCCAAAAGGAACAGCAGGAAAAGATTTTCTTGTTAAATGTGGTATTGAGGTGACACAACTATGAGTGAAGATTTTGATCAATATGAAATGTCTCCAGCAGACAATGTTTTATACTTTGGAAAAAATATTGATGTAAGAATTTGTCCTAAGAATGCAATGTCTACTATGAAAAAGGCGATACGAATTTTTTATGGAAAGGACGGAAAAGATATTAGAGATTCTGAAGGAAGACAGGTAGGAAATTATAAGTGGAGGCACTATCATTCTAGAAAATATTCGGATCAGTTTGACATGCCTTTTCGTAAGAACTCTCTTCGAATAGCAATAAGAAGGGATCCTGTTGATAGGTTTAGATCTGCTTGTGAGTTTATTCAAAGAAAGAGAGAATATTTTCTATCGAAGAACAGACAACTTCCAGAACTAAGTTTGCAGATTGATGATGTTTTGAATGACCTTGAAAAAGGTACACTAAAGAACAATCATTTTTATACTCAGTCTTGGTATATGGGTCATGTGTCAGATTACGATATGGTATTTCACATTGATGAAACACATAAATTACTTGCATTTCTGAAGAATTCGTGTACCATAGAACATGATGGTTTTGAAAAAATTGATGTGAATAAAACCCACAGTAAACTATATAATGATGCGTTAAGTCCAGAACAGACTGATCGTATACGTGAACTTTATAATAAGGATTTCAAGAATGGCTGGTGCAAACTCCAAGACCGTAACTCCGTTTGACTTTCTTAATACCATCAATTCAACTAAAAAGGATTTGATGGAAGATCCTGACAACGAAAACAAATATGTTTCGTTTGTCGTTAACCGAAGTCTTTCCTACTTCAACGATACGGTTCTACTCGCCAATGAGATGAACCGTTATCATCACCTTGATGGAAAACTACAATATCATTTTTTACTAAATATAACAAGGAAACGTAAACGTTTTTCCAAGTGGGTTAAACCCGAAATAGAAAATGATATTGAAGCGGTGAAAGAGTATTATGGATATAGCAATGATAAAGCAAGACAAATCCTCTCTCTTCTCTCCGCCGAACAACTAACAACAATTAAAAACAAGGTGAATAAAGGTGGAAGAAAATAACTTAGTCGAATGGAACTCCAGCCTCATGCTGGAAATCACTCTGGCAGAACCAGACGATTTTTTGAAAGTCAAAGAGACATTAACCCGTATTGGCATTGCGTCTCGTAAGGATAACAAGTTGTATCAGTCTTGTCATATCCTTCATAAACAAGGACGATATTTTATCGTACACTTCAAAGAACTGTTTATGTTAGACGGTAAAAAGTCTAATCTAGAACTGGCTGATGTACAACGAAGAAACACTATTGCAACTCTCCTCCAAGACTGGGGTCTTGTTGAGATTCAGAATAAAGAAGTTGCACAAGACTGTGCACCTATGCGAACCATAAAGATAATTGGATATAAGGATAAAGAAAACTGGGAGTTGTGTCCCAAGTATAATATTGGAAACAAGTGATGTTTAAAATCTTTGAAGATCGTGATGATGATATAGCAGAAAAAAAGTTTTTCTTTGGCAAATTACCGCCAGGCACAGTTGAGATATGGGATTGGAATCAACACATCAAAATGTTGAACTCACATCCAGATGAACTTATAGACAAAAAATCTGACAAATTTAGAATTGGGTTGAACAACTTTCATTCTAGACCTTCTGCACCAGACTTTGCAAAGGCTGTTGAACAAGAAATGCAAGATGTTTTTGCTTTGCATGGAAACAAGATCACTAATATTGCCTTTACTGGATTTGGTAAAGAGTCCGGCAGTTATCCTTGGCACAAAGACTCTATGGATGTCTTTCTGGTACAGGTTATTTCTACCATTGGATTAAGGGTAGAAGGATTTAATAACGATGAAGAATTTGATTTCTTGCCTGGCGACTATGTGTGGTTGCCACGTGGTACACACCACCAAATATTTCCACGTGAAAGTAGAGTGACATTTTCTTTCGGAGTCGAAGGAAATCCTGATCCCTCAATATATTTTTAATATAAATAGTCACGGATATGCGGATGTGCCGGTATCCATTAATCTTGCTTTAAAAAAGGAGAAAACACTATGACTAATCTTAAAGCTAATACACTTTTCCCACGCTCTTCGTTTGTTGGTTTCGATCACCTGTTTCAAGATCTTGATTGGGTTGCTCGACATGCAGCAGATACGTATCCTCCACATAACATTGTGAAGGTCGGTGAAAACGATTATCAAATTGAAATCGCAGTGGCGGGATTTACTCTGAACGATCTGGAGATTGAACAGGATGAACGCACTCTTACCGTTAAAGGTGAGAAGGTGAAAACGGAAGGTGAAGAAGAACCTTCGTACATCCATAAGGGAATTTCGCAGAAGAAGTTTAAGAGAGTGTTTCGTCTGTCCGAATATGTCTATGTGGATGGTGCTTCACTGAAGGATGGAATTCTGTCAGTCAACTTGAAGTTTGAACTGCCGGAAGAGAAGCGGCCTCGTAAAATCGATATCACCTAATACTATTCTACGAGGAGAGAAATGAAAAACTTGGCTATCTTAGCCTTGTGTCTAGTTTCTTCCTTCGCTAGTGCAAACGAGATTGAAGAAGTTGTCGTGAAGGCGAGGCAAGTTAAGATCGTCTTTCAGAAGCTTGCAGAAAATCATCGTCAGAATCCTATCACTGGAAACTGGCACTATGTCGAAGAGAAAGAAAACTCAGATAAAGACAAGGCATAATTTAAGGGGACGCAATGTCCCCTTTTCTTGAACGATATATAAAAGGTACAATATGAGGAACATGGAATGCGTAAGAACTTAATATATCAGTATTGGGATGGTGAGATAATGGAATCCTGCCGAGCAGGTGTTGATGCGATGAAGAAGTATGCTGACCGACTTGGTGCAGAATACATCTTTGACGAAAACCCTAACTTCCTCAAAACTCATTTTGGATACGACTTCGGAAACTACTCTCCGCACTACGGAGCATTCCGTCCTATCTACGATAAGTTCTTCGACAACTTTGAAACCATTTTGTTTTGTGACACCGATGTTTTTCCTGTTGATGGACTGGAGGAAAATATCTTTGATGAGTTTTTAGGAGAGATTGGTATCTGTGACGAACCGTTTCAACCAAAACAACGAACCATTACCAAAGGAAGAATCACATCCCAACAAGACGAACGTTGGGCAAGAATGGTCGAAGAACTGTGGGATACTAAAGTTCCTAGAACTGCCGAAGGACTTGTAGAAGTTTTCAATACAGGTATGGTTCTGTACTCTAGAAAAGCAAGACGCAAAGCCAGAGACAAGTGGACAGATCCCAAAGAGTATGTTGATGCAGTACGCAAATATGGTTTAGATCTTTTCTACACTTCTGACCAACCATACTTACATGCACAGATGTTTGTTCATAACTTTGTGGTACAACGAATGGACAATGGTTGGAACTCGTACATTCACTTTACCCGAGACATTCATCATGAGGACAGGTATCTTTGCGACTGGCGGGATGAGAACACCAAGTTTGTACATGTTCAGTTCGCAGGCGCTGACAACCTAGACGCAGATACACACTGGAAGATTGTAAACATGCCTCGTGATATGTGGGGAATAAACGTACAATAAAGACGATATATTTGTAGCGAAATGAAAGCATACCAGATCGTAATTAAAGGAAATGAAATCAGTGAAGAGTACGCTCGTATATCACGTGAGTCTTTCAAACCCCTGACCGATACAGGCGCACTAGAGATAATTACGTTTGATGCAATTACACCTGAGTCCGAAGACTTTGATTCGCAGATAAGTAAGTATCGTTTTGTTCCGTCTATCATGATGGCTGATTTGGATGGAAAGAATCCACGTAAGGAAGATCACTCTCCGACCGAAAAGGCAGGGTTTTGTTCTCACTGGGAATTGTTGCGACAAGCTTCTGAATCTGACGAAAGATTCTTGGTGATGGAACATGATACCTTTTTATTAAAACAACACACAGAGACTTTTACTGAACTACTTGATATCATCAAGGGCGGCAATATTATGTACGCAAACATCGGTTTGTTTATGGGGTGTTATTCTATTGAAAAGAATGCCGCAAACTGGATGTATGAACTACTTACTGAAGGCAAAGAGTGGGGAGAGAGATTTCCTATTAACTGCGGCCCATACTGTACGCTTCAAAGATTGTTCGCTACATACACATCATCGGTTTTAAAACCCAACAACTTCTTTGATTTGTCTGAGGATGAACCTACCACTATACATCCTTGGCATCATTGTGATACACTTTATTTTGGAAGGGATTGTCAAGAACCTTTTAACAAATATGATATGGAACCAATGAACTCTTTGTCAAATCCCACAACTCAGGTGGTGTCGAAAAACCTTTGTGTGACACAAGATCATCATGGATACTCAAAGAAGATGATTGAATCGCCTTGGACTAGACATCATTATTTTCACGTAATAGATTGACAGATGCTATATACTATGGTAGTATAGTAAGATTAATTAATTGTGGAAGTAATATGTACAAACCGTATACCTTGCAAGATGTTTTGGACGGAGAATCCCAAAACAAGTTTAATGTAATTTCAACATTTGCTGGTGGGGGTGGTTCCTCTACTGGTTATCGCCTCGCCGGAGGTAAGATTCTTTGCGTAAATGAGTTTGTAGAAGAGGCAAGAAAGACCTATTCCGAAAACTATCCTAACACTCTAATTCTTCCTAATGATATTAAAGAACTCTCCGGCGAAGAATTCTTGGAAATAACAGGACTCAAAGCGGGAGAACTAGATATCTTGGATGGATCTCCTCCTTGTTCTGCTTTTTCGGTTGCGGGTAAACTGTCGCACTCTTCGGAAGGTAAACATTCCGATGGTTGGGGTCAAACCAAGAAATACTCTGACGGCAAAATGGTTGAGAATATCGAAGACCTTTTCTTTGAGTTCCTTCGTGTCGCAAACGTGATTCGTCCAAAGGTTATCATTGCAGAGAACGTCAAGGGGTTGACTGTTGGAGAGGCAAAGGAATACTACAATCGTATCTTGAATGAATTTGAGAAGATTGGTTATGATGTTTCTTCTCAAGTTCTTGACTCTCGCTACTTTGGGGTATCTCAGACTCGTACTCGTGTAATCTTTATCGCAATACGTGAAGACGTTTCAGAAAAAGTAGGACTAAACTTCTTGACTATCGGCAACGTTTTTCCAACTCCTAGTAAATCGGTAATACCATTGAGGGAGGCGCTAGTCGGATTAGAGTATGATCCAGAAGAAGTCAAGTACCTAACCGAGAAGTTTGAAAAAACTGCGTACTGGAAAGACACTGGCAGTAACATGCCGAACAATCCTAGCAAAGTTTTGTCTGGTATGGACTATCATCCCAAAGGACATCACTTTAATTTAAAACGAGTTTCCTTAGAAGTTCCCTCTCCAACTCTAACTGCTATGGGTTCGGGTGAAACTACTGCCGGTGCGTTTCATTGGAACGAACCAAGAAAGTTGACATTAGGAGAACTGAAGCGTATAATGTCTTTACCAGATGATTTTAAACTCACTGGAAAATGGAATCAAAAAGCAGAACGTATTGGTCGTATGGTTCCTCCGTTGATGATGAAATCTATTGCTGAATCTGTTTATGATAATGTGTTGGAGGTGTACAATGAAGCAACCTGACTTTACTTTTGCCCACCGTGAGGAGGGATTTGATGACCACATCGATAAATCAATTCGTGGTTATTCTGTTTTGCATGACGACATTATAAATCTGTCTCGTTACTTTGTAGAAGACCAAACCAATGTTGTTGACATTGGTTGTTCGACTGGTAAGACAATCCATGCAATGCGAAGACAAAATTCTGAGTTCGCAGATGATGCCAACTATATCGGAATTGAATATGCTGAAGGGTTCAAGGACGAATTGGCAAAAAGAAAAGAAGAAATGGACAAAGAGTTTGGTGAGTTCTTTGGATCAGTAAACTTCTATATTGACGACATTCGCAACTTCACTTTTGAGAACTGTTCGTTGGTAACTTCTATCTTTACTTTACAGTTCATGCCACCTTCATCAAGAAGAAACGTTCTGAAGGAAATCTATAAAGGTTTGAACCCAGGCGGTGCGTTTATCTTTGCAGAAAAAACTATCGCTCGAGATGCACGTATTCAAGAAATGATGACGTTTACCTATTACGACTACAAACGTAAAAACTTCGAAGACTCTGATATTCTGGACAAAGAAAGAACCCTTCGAAATATGTTAAAACCTATGTCGTGGGAAGAACTGAAAAACAGTGTTGCTCTTGCGGGATTCAGTTTTGACCGAATACAACCTTTCTGGCAGAACCATTTATTTGTTGGTGCGATTGCTGTTAAGGGTTGACAAACAACCTACTAGTGTGTATAATGTTTTATGAATGGGGCGAGAACCTTAATGTCAGTGCCCCGTAACTAGTCCAATGGAGGACATTATTATGGCTGTGAAACCCCGTCTGTGTAAAACCGAACCTATCACTATTCGTGAATTTCGTGACACCTATTACCACAAAATAGATTGTTTGCCTGTTGGTCAGCGCCTTCCGGTAAAGTCTACAGGCAATAAAAAAGCAATCGGAATTGTTGAAACTGTGATAAACGGTTTCAATTTTGGCACCATTACGATCATGAAGGTGTCTCCAAAAGAAAACCCTAACCCTATACTAATTCAGTATGAATATGAATCTATTGACGGTGGACACCGTAAACGGGGTTTGTGGTCTTACCTTAATAATGAATTTAAGGTTAACGGTTTCGCCTTTTCAGAATTACCCGAAGAAGAAAAAGAAGCTTTCTTAGATATCGAATTGACCTTTTGTATCTACGAAGAATTAGACTGTGCAACAAAAGGTTTAATCTTCCGTGTCCTCAATAAGACAACTGACGTTAACTTTATTGAGATGTTGAACTCATATGGTGATACTCCAATAGCAAACTTTGTTCGTGAAACTGTACGAACAGTAAAGCAGATCGACAATGCTTGCCACGAACTTTTTGAATTTACTGAAAACTCTAAGGGAGAACCATCCTACAAATACTTGAACTTTGACAATGACCGTCTGAAGCAAGATCACTTCTTTGCCCGTATTGCGTATCGTTACATGATGCATCCAAAAGAACTCCTTGGAGGGTCTTCAGATGAGGAACTTGAGACAATGTACGAGTCTGCGGATATTG